GTGACGGACCGATTGGTACACGTATTGCAAAAGATGCTATCGTCAATGTCAATGCAGGGTTAATGGATTCTCGCCGTGCTGCTGTATTGAGTTATCTACACAAAGCAATCAAGCCATTGAATCAGTTGCGTATGATTGAAGACGAAACGGTTATGTACCGTATATCTAGAGCACCTGAACGCAGAATTTTCTACATTGATGTTGGTAACTTACCTAAACTAAAAGCAGAACAATATCTGCGTGACATTATGGTCAAGTACAAAAACAAACTTGTCTATGATGCACAGACAGGTGAAGTTCGTGATGACCGTAAATTCTTGTCAATGATGGAAGATTTCTGGTTGCCTCGTCGTGAAGGTGGCAAAGGTACAGAAATTACAACATTACCTGGCGGTCAAAATCTTGGTGAGTTAGAAGACGTTAAGTATTTTGAAAAAAAATTATACAAAGCACTTAATGTACCAGTTTCTCGTTTAGACCCAAATCAATCAGGCTTTTCGCTTGGTCGCGTTGGTGAAATAACCCGTGACGAAGTTAAGTTTTCAAAGTTTGTAGATCGTCAGAGACAAAAATTCTCTGAAATTTTTGACCAAGCTTTGCGTGTACAGTGTGTACTAAAAGGTATCTGTACAGCAGATGAATTCGACGAATTCAAAGAAAACATTTATTATGACTTCATGAAAGACAACAATTTTGCTGAATTAAAAGAAGCAGAATTGGTACGCGAAAGACTTTCATTGTTAGGTTCTGTTGACCCTTATGTTGGTCGTTACTATTCGATGAGATGGATACAGAAAAATGTTCTTCGTTTATCCGATGATGATATCAAAGAAATGGATAAACAAATTGAAAAAGAAAAACAAGAAGGTAAGATTATGGATCCTCAGCAGATTGCTGCTCAGGGTCAAGCTGAATTGGCTGCTGATACAGCAGGTGCAGCAACTGATAATGCACCAACATCACCACCAATTTCAAATGCTTCACCCGAATCCGGTGATATTGCAGACAATCAACCCGTTAAAGGTGATTTAAGTCTGAAAGAAGACTATTCACCCACAATGCGTATGATTAAGAGAGTGTTATAAATATTTTATGTTATTTGGAGAATAAAATGGAAGATGAAAATATCAAGGCAGTAGTTGATAATGCATTCACTGACAATGCTGTAGAAATGCGTAATGCTTTGTATAACACAATTAATGATAAAGTGTTTGCTGCTATTGAAGCAAAGAAACAACACATTGCTCAAAATTTAATTAATTCTTACGAAGATAGCGAAACAGAAGAACAAACAGAAACAGAAGAATGAAAAGTCTAAAAGATTTTCTTCAGAAGGAAAACATCCAAGAAGATGGTTCACCAGATATTAATGGTGACGGTAGGCTTTCTCCTGTGGAATTGCACAACCACTTAGATATACAAAAAAGAGGTTATGTGGACATGGGCGATTATGCAGCACATGTCATGTTTCATGCACATCATCCAGAATATCTTGCCGATGTTGCAGAAAAGTTTAATGATATTCAAAGAAGACATGCTGCTGGTGAAGATGTTTGCCCAGAAGATCCTCTGATGTTGAAATTAAAAGATAAGAAAACATTGGTTGCAACTGATAAACCAATGATGGAAGGAAAAAGTGCGAAGTCAAGAGAGCTTGATCCTCCAGCAGTATTGATTATGCGTAGAAAATCAGTGCGCCAGTTTCCAAATGGACAAAGAGTTGCATTGTATTATGTTGATAAAATTAATAAGTATGTTACTGTACCGTATGAAGATATGCAATGGTCATCTGCTGCTGAAGAAACGGTTTTTGATAAATTAAAATTGTCTATTAATGAAAATAAAAATTTTACTGTTGAACATTTGGATGGTTCAACATCAGAAATAACTCCTAAAATGGCAGCAAACATGATGGAGTTATACAAAAAAATTAATGAGGCTAACAAAGCAAAAATGAAAGATATGCTTGAAGCCAGTGCAAAACATTTCCAAGCTATATCAAAGTTTTCTAAGGAATAAAAATGGCAAACGTATATGGAATCAACGTTCTAAAAGATGACACACAACATGCTGTTATTAAATTAACCGCTAAGTTTGATGGTACAGGTCAAGAATCCAACACAGCACGTATTGTTGCTAACACACTGTCTGGTGCATTGGCCACTAACGGCTATCTTGTTGCAAATACACAAGGTGGTGCAGCTAACACAACACTTCCATATTACAACTTAGCAATCAATAGATTGTGGTATGACTGCTCTGCAACAGCCAACGCTGATGTTGAATTGTATTGGACTGCAACAGCATCAAACACGGCATTCTTCTTGAATGGAAACGGTGAGTATGATGGTGCAGGAAATTGGATTACAATTCCAAATCCAACTGCTGGCGCAGCAGGTTCTAATGGTAACATTGGTATCACTACAAGAGGTATGTTGAACGGTGATAGCTATACTATCATTTTGGAATTGCGTAAAGACAATGCATATTATCAGCGTGGTCAGTTTAATGATCCTGCTGCATTTAACTATGGTCCAGATTATAAATTGAGACCGTGATGAGATTAATTGATTGCATACTTTCTGGTAATTTAGAGAGAGCAAAAGAATTAATGGAAGAAAGATTGGAAGAAATTGCCAATCAAAAGTTAGATGATTTGAAAAAAGAGATTGCCAAAGAAGAATATGAAAATATGGGTGTTGAGCTTGACGAAGCAAACATTCAAAAAATGGGAAGAACAAAACTTATACGGGTGCGTATAAGAAAAGGTAAAGTACAAAGAAGAAAAAAACTTTCGGCAGTACCTGGTTATACAATTCGCGGCGGTAAAATGGTGAGAATGACTTCTCAAGAACGCCGGCGCCGTAAAATGGGTGCAAGGAGAGCAAGGATAAAAAGAAGAGGTAAGTTATCTCAAATTCTCAGAAAGAGAAAAATGTCACTGAGAAAAAGAAAGGCAATGGGTTTAAGATGAAATTAATCAAAGAAATTAATGAAACAGTCAGTGTTTTGACAGAAGAAGCTGACGGTAAAAAAGTCCTTCACATTGAAGGTCCGTTTCTTGTTGCCGAAAAGAAAAATAAAAACGGTCGTATTTACGAATATAATACATTGAGAAAAGAAGTACACCGTTATACAGAAGATTATATCAATAAGAATCGCGCTTTTGGAGAATTAGGTCATCCTGATACGCCAACAATTAATTTGGAGCGCACAGCTATTCTCATTAAATCATTAAGTGAAGATGGCAATCAGTGGGTTGGTAAAGCAAAGATTCTTGATACACCGATGGGTAACATTGCAAGGAACCTGATTGAAGGTGGAGCACAATTAGGTGTTTCATCAAGAGGTATGGGTTCACTTAAAATGGTCAACGGCGTTAACGTTGTTCAACCCGACTTTTATCTAGCCACAGCGGCAGATATTGTGGCCGATCCTTCTGCACCTGGAGCTTTTGTTCAGGGTATTATGGAGGGCAAAGAATGGATGTTAGTAGACGGTAAGTGGACTGAGGTTCATCTTGAAGAAGCAGTACAACAAGTACGTAAAGCTTCTAAAAAAGATATTGAACGTGTAAGTTTGCAAATCTTTGAAACCTTCCTTAGAAAATTATAATATTATAAATATCCACATCCAAAACTTAGGAGAGTTTTAAATGGTTAAGAAGTTTAATTTATCTGAAGCTGCCGCTGAAATTCTAAATTCAAGTGTAGCTTCTGCAAAGGCAAAGCAAGATAAACCAGGCAAGTTGTCTGGTGATGTTGCTTACGGTACAAAAGAAATTGGTGACATTGGTACTCAAGTTACCAAAACAACCGATTCTGGTCCAAATGCAACTAGCGGTGTTCCAACTGCTACTGCTCCTGGTGCAACACCACCAGTTGGTGCTGAGCCAATGAAGAAGCTGAAGGGTCAACCTGCTGAATCTGGTTCTGTAGAGGCTCCAGAAGGCAAACCAGGCCGTCAAATGATGCAAAAGAATCCTGGCGCAACCTTCCAACAGTACGAGGAAGAAGAACGTGACGAAGAAATCGTTGCAGAGGCCGAAGAAAAAGAAAAAGAAGAAGGCCATGAGGACAAAAAAGAAGACAAAGCTATGATGAAAAAAATGATGGCTAAAAAGAACATGAAAGAAGACATTGACGCTCTGTTGCAGGGTGAAGATTTGTCTGAAGAATTTGTTTCTAAAGCTACCACAATTTTTGAAGCTGCTGTTCTTTCTCGCGTTGAACAAATTGCCGAAGAAGTTGAAGAACAACTGCAAGAACAATTTGAATTGGCAGTTGAAGAACTTAAAGAAGACTTCGCAACAAAGATTGATGACTACCTAAACTACATGGTAGAAGAATGGATGAAAGAAAACGAATTGGCTATTGAGTCTGGACTACGTTCTGAAATCGTAGAAGACTTCATTGGCGGTTTGAAGAATCTGTTCGCAGAACACTACATTGACATTCCAGAAGAAAAGGTTGATGTTGTAGAAGAAATGGCATCTAAAGTTGAAGACCTGGAAGCCAAACTAAATGAAGAAATTCAAAAGTCCATTGAGTATCGCAAAGAAATCAATGAACACAAGAAAATTCAGGCCATACAAGCAGTTTGTGAAGGCCTAACGCAGACTCAGGTAGAAAAACTTAAGTCACTCGCAGAGGGTGTAGAGTTTACTTCTGAGGAAGATTTCGCTGAAAAGATTACCACACTGAAAGAAGCTTATGCTCACAGTTCAGTGAAGGCTGGCGAAAAATCTGCCCTAGAAGAAGGCGTTGAAGTACCAGAAGATAAGCCAGCTAAAACCTCCGCTGATCCTCTGATTAACGCTGTTGTTAATAGCATTTCAAAATCTGTGCAAAAATAAGCACTAATTCAAAATAGGAGTTACTTAAATGTTTTTATCTGAAGAACTAAAACAAAAATGGCAACCAGTTCTGGAACATCCAGAACTAGAAGCAATTAAAGATCCATACAAAAAGGCTGTTACAGCCATGGTTCTTGAGAACCAGTCACAAGCTATGGCTTCTGACCGCGCTCAAATGGGCATGTTGAATGAGACCACTTCCGGCGGTCCATCAAACGTTACTGGCGGTGTTCAAAACTTCGATCCAATCTTAATCAGCTTGGTTCGTCGTGCATTGCCTAACCTGATCGCTTATGACGTTGCTGGCGTTCAGCCAATGACTGGTCCTACCGGTCTTATTTTCGCTATGCGTGCCAAGTATGGTGAGAACATGCTTGCATCTGGCGCAGAAGCTTTCTACAATGAAGCTAATACCCAGTTCACTGGTATCGGTTCCGACACCAACCGTTTCGGTTTCGCTAACAACACCACTGGTGACACAATCACCAATCCAGTTGGCAACGGTTTCACTACAGCTAATACCTTCACAACCGGTATCGGCATGCCACTAAGAACAGCAGAATATCTAGGTTCTGATAACAATACTGCTTTCGGTCAAATGGCATTCAGCATTGAGAAGGTTACTGTTACCGCTCAGTCACGCGCATTGAAAGCCGAATACTCACTAGAACTTGCACAAGACTTGAAAGCAATTCATGGTCTTGATGCAGAAACAGAATTGTCAAACATTCTGTCTACTGAGATTCTTGCTGAAATCAACCGTGAAGTTATCCGTACAATCTACGCTGTTGCTAAGAACGGTGCTCAGTTTGGTACAACCACACCTGGTACGTTTGACCTAGACACCGATTCAAATGGTCGTTGGTCTGTTGAGCGTTTCAAAGGTTTGATTTTCCAAATCGAACGCGATGCAAACGTTATTGCTAAAGAGACTCGTCGTGGTAAAGGTAACGTGATGATTGTATCATCTGACGTTGCTTCTGCTATGGCTATGGCTGGTGTTCTACAGTACACTCCTGCTTTGTCTGCCGACCTACAAGTTGACGACACTGGTAATACCTTTGCAGGTTTGTTGCACGGTCGTATCAAGGTTTACGTCGATCCTTACTTCGGTGGCTACACTTCTAACCAGGAATTGGTAACAATTGGTTATAAGGGTTCATCACCATATGATGCAGGTTTGTTCTACTGCCCATACGTTCCTCTACAGATGGTTCGTGCAGTTGACCAGTACACCTTCCAACCAAAGATTGGCTTCAAGACTCGTTACGGCATGGTTGCAAACCCATTTGCTGGCGGTTCTAACGTTGATCTAGGTCAGTTGTACTCTAAGCGCAACACCTACTATCGTATTTTCCGCGTTGCGAACTTAATGTAATCGCGTTTTTACGAAACCACCGCAGAGTGGTACTTGAAAGAGGAGCAGAAATGCTCCTCTTTTTTTGTTTCCTAAATACTATAAAGGAGATTCTTATGTCAGGCGGCGCAACAAATAAACCAGAAAATACCAATCTTTTACAGCCAACGAAATTTCTGATGACATTTCCGGAAATTACGGACACGACATACTTTTGTCAAAAGGTTAATATACCTGGCGTAGGTATTGAAACACCAATATTTCCAACACCAAATTTAGATTTATATGTTTCTGGAACAAAAATAACTTATGAAACATTTGATATGGATTTTTTAGTCAATGAAGACATTTCTTCATGGCTTGCATTGTATAAGTGGTTGGTAGATTTATCTTCTGTACAAAAATCATACAATTTTAGAAAAAATAAACAAAGCACTTTGACAATTATGTCAAATCAAAACAATCCAAAAATGCGTATAAATTTTATCAATATATTTCCAATGAATGTTGGTAGTTTAGATTTTGATACCACTTTATCCGCAGACGAACATATTATGGCTTCGGCATCTTTTCGCTATGACTACTATACAATAGAAAAGGTTTTCTGATATAATGTAGTTTTGTAATGGAGTTTTGTAATGGAGTTTTTATGGATAACCTTGAAGATATTGTAAAAAACTGGGATGCCGATTGTATCATTGATTCAACGGAACCAGGCAAAGAACTACTGAAAATACCAACACTACATAATAAGTATTTGAAGTTTCTTATCAAACACAAACTTGCTGTCAAGCGTATAAATTTTGATTACGCAAAGTTAAGGCGTGTCAAAGAAGAATACTACAACGGTTCTCTTTCACAAGAAGAACTTGAAGAATACGGTTGGGAACCATTCTTATTAAATATTAAGACTAAAATGGGTGTTGAAAAATACCTAGAGTCTGATAAAGATTTGGTTAAAATTTTGGAAAAAAAGATTCATCACGATGAAGCTGTTGCTGTGTGTGAATCAATCTTGCAAGAATTAAAGTCTAGGACATTTCAGTTGCGAGATTATATTTCATGGGAAAGATTTATAGGTGGAAACTAAGTTAACAGTTATCAAACAAAATGAAGCTTATGTGAAGATTGTATGTGATAAAAGCACCGCACAAGAATTATCCGACTATTTCACTTTTTTTGTTCCAGGTTTTCAATTCACACCAGCGTATCGTAATAAAATATGGGACGGCAAGATTCGCCTGTTTGATCTTAGAACTTATCAGTTGTATCATGGGCTTTTATCATATATTGAATTATTCTGTAATGAAAGAGAATATACATTGGAGTATGGTGATCCAAGACCTGATTTGACTGATGATTATCCAGAGCATCATGCAGATAAGTTTATCAAAGAATTGAATGTACAGTCAAGAGGTAACAGCATTGAAGTGCGTGATTATCAAAAATCTGCATTTATGTCTGCTATACGCAATCGCAGGAATTTATTCATATCACCCACGGCATCAGGTAAATCTCTCATCATTTACTTAATAATTAGACAACTGCTTGATTACAATAAATGTAAGAAAGGTTTAATTATTGTACCGACAACATCTCTTGTAGAACAACTTTACAGTGATTTTGTTGATTATTCCACATCAAACAATTTTGATACAGCAAATAATATACACCGTGTGTATCAAGGTAGAGACAAACAATCTGATCTTCCAGTAATAATTTCTACATGGCAATCAATCTACAATTTACCCAAAGAATACTTTGAACAATTTGATTTTGTAATTGGTGATGAGGCACACTTATTTAAGGCACAATCACTAGCAAAAATAATGTCACAATGCATTAATGCCGGTTATCGCATTGGTTTGACCGGTACATTAGACGGAACAAAAACACACAAACTTGTACTTGAGGGACTTTTTGGGCAAGTTAATAAAGTCACAACAACCAAACAGTTGATGGACAACAAACAACTGGCTGAGTTTTCAATTAAATGCCTCATCTTAAAACACGATGAAGAAATTTGTAAGATAATGAAAGGTAAAACCTATCAAGAAGAAATTGAATACCTAATATTAAATGAGTCAAGGAATAAGTTTATTAAAAATCTTGCGGTATCTTTGAAAGGAAACTCTCTAATTTTATATCAATTTGTTGACAAACATGGCAAAATACTGTATGATATTATTTCCAATACGAAAAATATTGGTGAAAGAAAAGTCTTCTTTGTTTACGGTAAAACTGATGCTGAAACAAGAGAAGAAGTTAGAAAGATAACAGAACAAGAAAATGATGCAATCATCATTGCAAGTTATGGCACCTTTTCAACAGGTATCAATATTCGTAACTTACACAATGTAATTTTTGCATCACCTTCTAAATCAAGGATAAGGAACCTACAATCAATTGGTCGTGGGCTCAGGCTTGGTGATAACAAAACGAAGGCTGTTCTATATGATATAGCAGACGATTTAAGACATGGAAAATATATGAATTTTACATTGAAACATTTTGTGGAAAGAACAGAGATATATAATGAAGAAAAGTTCGCCTACAAACTTTATAAGATTGGGCTTAAAAATGGAAATAATTAAAATTCTAAGACTCGTTACCGGAGAAGATATTATTTGTTACATTGAAAGGCACAAAGAAGAAGTGATAGTTAGGTCTCCAATGGTGTTGTACATTAAAACGGATTCAAGGTCTGGTAATGAATTGTTAAGTCTTAATAATTGGCTTCCTTTTTCCATTCTCAAAGAGAATGAAACTGTTGTACATGTAAAAGATATCATCTGTGTTATGGAACCAAGTAAAGAACTCATTGAGTACTATGAAAATTCTGTGATGACGATGGAAGAAGGATTATCTACTGTATCCAATTTATCAGCTTCTAACGAAGCTGAAAAGAAATCTCAAATGTATAAATCTTTTCTACAACAAATGGATCCAAATGAATTTGGACCCATCCAATAATTAATTACTTGCAGAGGCTACATACTGGACTATACAGACTTGTCAAGTGAAAATCAACACATAGAATGGTAAATATGACAACAAACACCAAAAAACATTACATCAACAATGCCGATTTTTGCAAGGCTTTGGTTGAATACAAAGAATCAGTAGAAGCAGCAAAACGGGAACACCGAGAGAAACCCAATATTCCAAATTATATTGGTGAGTGTTTTCTTAAAATTGCTGAGGGTTTATCACACAAACCAAACTTTATTAACTATACTTACCGAGATGAAATGATTTCGGATGGTGTAGAGAATTGTCTTATGTATTTTGAGAACTTTGATACATCCAAATCAAGCAATGCATTTGCGTATTTTACACAAATTATTTACTATGCATTTCTGCGGAGAATCCAAAAAGAGAAAAAACAGATGTATGTGAAATACAAATCCACAGAACAGTTTGGTATTATGGAAGAATCTGAGCTTATGGGTTATGATGATGTGACTGTTAAACCATTTGAATTGTATGACAATATCTCCGAGTTCATTGAGAATTTTGAAGAAACCCGAAAGAAAAAGAAAGAAGCAAAGAAAGTTAAAGGAATTGAAAAGTTTTTGGAGGAATAATTATGATGATGAACACACAACTTGGTGCAATTAGGGGTAATCCTAAAGTTGGATTTACTTGTTCTTGTTTTGATTTGTTTCATGCCGGTCATGTGATGATGCTCAAAGAAGCAAAAGACCACTGTGATTATCTGGTAGTTGGTCTTCAAACAGATCCAACAGTTGATAGAGTTTGGAAAAATAAACCAGTTCAAACTGTACTAGAAAGATTCATACAACTACAAGCCTGCAAGTATGTTGATGAAATTGTACCATATGCCACAGAAAAAGAGTTGATGGACATATTGACTTCTTATCCAATAGATGTTAGAATCATCGGAGAAGAATACCGTGACAAACAGTTTACGGGATGTAATTTGGATATGGAAGTCTATTTCAATAGTAGACAACATAGTTTCTCAACAACAGAACTAAGACAGCGCGTCTTAAATGAAGAATCAAGGAAAACAAAAACTGGTTTACCTGATCTAAAGGAATAATATAGTGAAAGCTCCAAAATGTATAAATCTATGACACAAAACAGAAAAAAAGGCGCTAACATATTATGAGGGTTGCAATTATTACCGATATTCATTTTGGTGCTAGGAATGACTCACTGCATTTTATGGACTTTTATGAGAAGTTCTACAGCGAGACATTTTTTCCCAAACTTTTGGAAGAAAAGATTGATACCGTACTAATCTTAGGTGATACTTTTGACCGCAGGAAATATGTGAACTTCTATTCTTTGCAAA